CTCTCGCTGTAGACCGAACACTGGGCGGGCTCTGCAACTGGATTGAAGCTGAAGCCCCGCAGCCCATCGATCTACCTGTTGAAGGCGCGATGAGCTTGAAGGCGGCCGTCATTCCGGTCATCCTACAATATTGCACGGCCGATCCGCTGTGTTGACTGCGCGCAGATCAGGCGGAGGGCTTGATCGAGAGAGCGCCGATGATCTTGGCGCCGCTCTGCAGGTCAAGATGATCAGCAAGGATATCGGCTTTGATGCGACCGGTGCTGGAGATAACGACGGATTCAGCGCGGATCGTTCCGATAATAGAGCCGTCAATGGTTACTGAGGGCGCGTGAACGTGGCCCTGGATGCGTCCCTCGGCCTGAAGTACAAGCCCCTGGACGTCGATATTGCCCACGAGAGAGCCTGCAAGATCCACCATCCCCGCACCGCTTATGTCACCGTCGATCTGCAGGTCTGACTGCAGTACTGAGCGTTGGCGCGTTGGTTTTGGGTTGGCCGGTCGCGGAGGCGCCACCATTGGTGCCGGCGCTGGCGTGTTCATTGACACAGGACGTTCAGGAGGGGCCTGTGTCGTTGCGGGTTTGGCAGGGGCAGCGGGTTTGGTGGATTTTGTGAACATGTACTCGCCCAGAGGATCGGATGACAGCAGATGGCCCGTCCGGTGACTTGAGGTCAAGACCGCAACCTCCATCAGAAGATAGTGAAGGAACACAGCAATGGCACGAGCCCAAGGGGCGCGGGCGCAGATGGCGCTTGCTTTCGAGACGACCTATGGCACGCCACCCGAGAGCGGCTACACGAATATGCCGTTTGCGAGTACGACGCTTGGGGCAGAGCAACCGCTGCAGACATCGGAACTTCTGGGTTACGGCCGCGATCCTCTTGATCCGATCCTGGATGCGGTGCCGGCCGATGGCAGCGTGACGGTGCCCATTGACGCGCGCGCTTTTGGGACCTGGCTGAAGGCCACGTTTGGCGCACCAACGACCACGGGGACGGATCTTTATACGCATGTCTTCCAGAGCGGATCCTGGAGTCTGCCTTCCTTCTCGGTCGAGACGGGCCTGCCGGAGGTGCCAAGCTACGCGATGTATTCGGGCTGCATGGTGGATAGTCTGAGCTGGCAAATGGCGCGTTGTGGCCTGTTGACGGCGACGCTAGAGCTTCGTCCATGAAATCTGAATCGAAGGGATTCCCACCGGGGGGATTTTGTGATTCACCATATTTGGAGGTGGATCATGGGCAAATCGCTATCATTGGATATTCGGGAGCGTGTCGTCGCCTTGGTGGATGAGGGCCTTTCATGCCATGAGGCGGCGCGCAGGCTCAGGATATCTGCGGCGAGCGCGGTTCGGATCATGCAGCGCAGGAAGCGGACGGGCGGGGTGAAACCCGCGCCGCAGGGCCGTCCGCGGCTGAGCAAGCTGGACGCGGTCTCGGGTTGGCTCAAGCTGCGCGTCGAAGCCGAGCCGGACATCACGATGCCGGAATTAGCCGAGGAGCTGGCGGCGGCGCATGGGCTACGGGCGACACCGGCTATGCTGTCGCGCCACCTGATCCATCGACTTGGATTCACATATAAAAAAATCCCTGATCGCGACGGAGCGATTGCGCAAACGGGTCCGTGCCGCCAGGTACGAGTGGCAGCACCGGCGGATGCCGAGGATGCGCCTTGAGCCGCACCGGCTGGTCTTCATCGACGAGACCGCCGTCACCACCAAGATGACCCGCCTGCGCGGTCGATCCCCGCGCGGGACGCGGCTGGAGGCCGATGCCCCCTTCGGCCACTGGCGCACCCAGACCTTCATCGCCGGGCTGCGTGTCGATGAATTGATCGCGCCATGGGTGCTGGATGGGCCGATGAACCGGGCCGCGTTCGACAGCTACATCGAGACCCAGCTCGCACCGCTCCTGCAGCCCGGCGACGTGGTGATCGCGGATAATTTATCATCGCACAAATCCGCCCGCGCGCAGGCCTGCCTGAATGCACAGGGCAACTGGATGCTCTTCCTGCCACCCTACAGCCCCGACCTGAACCCGATCGAGATGGCCTACGCCAAACTCAAGGCCCATCTGCGCCGATTCAAAGCACGAACCTTCGGGACGCTGTTCCAGTCGGTCGCCCAAACCTGCGAACTCTTCCCCCGCAAAGAATGCGAAAACTTCTTCAGGGCTGCCGGTTATGTTGCAGATTAAATGGACGACGCTCTAGAAATCGTGGCCCAAGACGAGACGCTGGCCTCCGCGAGTGCGGCCGGGGTGGTGTCGCCCCTCGCGCTCACGCGTTTTGGCCTCGTCAACGGGGCGATCACGCGCAATAGGGCCAACATCGGTAACGTGGTCTCTGCCGAGATTACCTATGCCAACACGCTCGACCGGATTGAGACGATCCGGGCCGATGGCAAGATTGAGGGGGCGGATCCTTCACTTGCTGCGCTCACGGGCAAGATCGATGTGCGCTTTGCCGACACGACGCTTCTGACGCAGGCGATCAATGGCGAGGCTTTTGGCCTCGCGTTCTCCTACGCGCTGCCGAGTGGGGAAAGCCTCACTTTGGAGGCGCCTCGAGTGTTTTTGCCGCGGCCCCGAGGGGAGATCCAGGGCCCTCAAGGGGTACAAGTCAGCTTCGACTGGCAGGCCTCTCGGCAAAGCAATGGAGAAGCGATGGCGATCATCACGCTCGTCAATGATGTGCAGAGTTACTGAGGCGCTCGTTCCAAAGACTCCAGATCAGCCCGCTCCAAAAGTGCCGTTAGCCGCGCAAGATCCCATCGATCGGCCATCTTGATCGCACGGGCTACCAGCGGACCCGCCAATCGGGCGCTGCCATTGGGCTCGATAATGCTGTGCAGCGCCATGCGGGTTGTCGTCGGGGTCTGTGCGAAGACGTCGTAGATTGTCTCGAAGTCAAACGCGGTATCGGTGGAGCGCAGCACCAGGGTTTGATTGAGGCGATAGTACTCGACCTCACAGGTAAACGGCACCTCGCGACCCAGCACGCGAGCGGTGAAGAGGATTTCTGCACCTTTCTGCATTCTGTCGGGCTGGGTCACCCACTGGGCTGACGAGATCCGTGAACACCAATGCGGCAGACGCATCGGATCGGAGAGGACACGAAACATCTTCGCGACCGGCACGTTGATCATGACATTCGTTTTGACATGCAGCGCCATGTCGCCCCCTCCAATCGCCAGATTGTGCCATGAGACTTGGCGCTGGCGCTCACCCCATGTCCCTTTCAACTCCTCACGGGAATAACCATGCTCAGATTGACCTTGTCCAGAGGCCCCGCGTGGCTCGACCTCGGCCATGGCGTCCGCCTGCTGGTGGAGCCGCTGACGACGGCGGTAATGCTGGCGGCGCGCAGCGACCCGGCGATTGTCGCCGCGGCGGCGACCTCCGAAAGCTCTTCCTCGAACGACTACCTCACCCGGATCGTGGCCAAGGCCGTCGCGCGCCTCGTCGTGCAGGACTGGGAGGGTGTGGGTGACGAGGACGGCAACCCGTCGCCTATGACGCCCGAGGCATCGACGCGCTTCTTGAACTCTGGCCGATCTTCGAGGTACTCCAGACCAACTACATCGCTGGGGCGCTCATCCTGGATGCGGAAAAAAACGCCTGACCGCCCTCGCCGAGTGGGAGTTCGGCGGGGGCGGAGAGTATTGCGCGGCCTGCGCGGCGCCCTGTTCCGATTGCCCGCGCATGCTCCATGCCCCCCTGACTCTCGAGGCTGGCAGGTCTGGGATCTGGTCCAGCGCCTCGGCGGACAGGTGCGCGTCGCGGGCGGGATGAGCGGCGGCGCTGTCCTCGGCTGGGACATGGGCGCGGCCCTTCAGCTCGGGGCGGCTCTCGGCCTCTCGCCTCTTAACCTCGCGGAACTCCTGCCGCCGATCGAGGCGGTGATGGTACGCAAGATCAATGAACACCTGCAGGCCGGATCGGGCCTGAGCTGACCTCGTTTCCATTGGGAACGAGGTCTCACCGCGTTCCGAGGACCTACTCTCATGGCAGAAAAGCGCGTTTCAGTCCGCCTCTCCGCGACTGGCGGCCGCCAGGTGCGTGCCGAGTTGTAAGGCGTTGGCGAGGCCGGGTCGCGCAGCTTTGGCCGTCTCAGCCGTGAGATGGAGCTTGCAAATGCCTGCATGGCGGCCTTTCTCGCCGGGCCCGGATCGCGGCGACAGTGGCGGCTGCCGCGCTCACCGGCGCCGTTGTCTCCATGACCCGCTCAACAGTCGCGGCGGCCAACGAGATCGGCCAGCTCTCCCAGGTGGCCAATGCGAGCCCGGAGATCTTCCAGCGCCGGTCGGCCGCCTCGGCCACGGTGGGCATCTAGCAGGAGAAGCTCGCGCAGATCCTGCAGGATGTGAATGACCGGGTGGGCGACTTCCTGCAAACGGGTGGCGGGCCCATGGCCGACTTCTTCGAGAATATCGCGCCCCGCGTGGGCGTGACGGCCGATCAGTTTGCGCGGCTTTCGGGGCCGGAAGCCCTGCAACTCTATGTCGATAGCCTCGAGCGGGCGGGTGTCAGCCAACAGGAGATGACCTTCTATCTCGAGGCCATGGCATCCGATGCCA